AAATTGCTATATATATTGCAGGCGCACAATAATGTGGCCAATTAAACTTGCTTAAATAAGGAGGATAATATGACAGCATTAGATTTAATTAATAAGTTCAATAAAGACGTTTGGAATCATTCAGACAGAATGTTTGGTGATGCATTTGACTCTATCTTTGATAGTTGGTCAAAAGCACAATCGTTTCCATTTTACAATGTAGTAAAATACGGAAAAGGTGAGTACGGTATTGAGTTAGGACTTGCAGGCTTCAACAAGAAGAATGTTAAAGTTCAATACAAAGATGGTGTATTAACTGTTTCTGGTCAAGTAGAAGACAAAGAAAAAGACTACATTGAAAAAGGTTTAGCAGCTAGAAAATTCTTTAAGCAATTTGCTTTACACGATAAGGCAGTTGTTAATGATGCTTCTATGGAAGATGGTGTATTAACAATCAAACTTGGTGTTAATGAACCAGAAGAAATTAAACCTTTAGATATAAAAATTAAATAATTATATCCAATCTTTAAGTTCATCGCCAGTAATTTTACTGGCGATGTTCATTTTTCCACGCAAAGCTTTTACAATTTTTTCATCTACTGTATCTTCAGCAATAATATCAATGTAAGTCATTTTTCTAGTTTGACCTGCACGATTAATTCTAGCTTCGGATTGAATTCTTTTTTCGTAATCATAACCATTGGCATAGTAAACCATTACATTAGCGCCAGTTAAAGTAATTCCATAACCTCCTGTTTGAGGTGTACCAATAATAAATCTTACTTTACTATTTGGATCTTGAATTTGTTTAATTGCATTTTGTCTTTCTTCATTTGTAGTGTCACCATAATAAGTAACATATGAATCTTTACCAAATTGTTTTTCTACAGCAGAAACTATAGCATCTATGTCGTGTCTATAGTGAGCCCAAACTACAGCTTTGTTTTCAACTTCATCTAATATATCTATTAAAGCTTCTATTCTTTCATTTTTAATACTTTTAATAGTACCATCATCAGATGTAAAGTGGCCACAAGTTATTTGATGAAGTCTCATTAATTGAACCATAGCTGATTGTGTTGTCATTTGTTTGCCTTCCATTTCAGCTAATGCTAATACTTTCATTTGTTGATACAATTTTTTCTGTTCAGGTGTTAATTGAATTACACGTTTAGTGTAAGTATAATCAGGTAAATCTAAACAATCTTCTTTTAAACAACGATAAGAAAATGATTCTAATTTATTAGATAGCTCTGGTAAATTTTTATAACCAACTACAATTTGCACTGATCTTCCACCAAAGTTTGCAGATCTCATAACTGCATATCTAGTTCTAAATGCATAGTATGATGAGTAATCTAATAGGTACTCATCTAAAAATTCACATTGTTTATATAAATCTAATGGAGATTTAGTTACAGGTGAACCAGTTAATATTCTTCTATATTTTGCATGTTTACCTAAAGATACAATATTTTTAGTTCTTTTAGCATCAGGATTTTTTATAGTTGTAGATTCATCAATAGCCATTAATGTATTGTGGCAACTTAAAAATTTAGCTGCAAACTCTAAACCTTTTTTAGTAGAAAGAGATTCTACATTCATACATAAAATATGTAATTTTTCATCTGATTTAAATAATTTATTTAATTCCATTTGTTGTTTTTGGTTAATCATAGCTTTCCATAACACAACAGTTTTATCTACATGACTAGCCATATGTGTTGGAATTTCAGAGTCATACCAATTTTGATAAACACCTTTAGGTGCAACGATTAAAGCACCGTTAATTTTACCTTTATCGTATAACATAGAAATGTTATCTATAAGTACTTTTGATTTACCAGTACCCATTTCCATAAAATATGCAAATACTTCTTTATTCCACGACTTTTCTAACGCAGTTATTTGATGGCCATAAGGCTTTGTTTTAAATTTATAATTCATAATTATTATGTTCTTTCTATTGAAACCATATATGTTATCTGATATAGAATGTCAATGCCAGAAAGCATAGATTACAAAGATTTAAAAAATATACATTCATCAGTTGTATATATTATACAAGAATTACCTGGAACAAGATCAGGTAAACCAAAGTTTAATATTTTAGGTGCACAAAAATATGGCAAACTTGTCACATTGTTGCCAGAATTTAGTCAAATAATTTTGTCACCTGGTCCATTAATTTTTAAATTAAAAAAACTTTTAAAAAATTATACAACCAAGGATTACTTATTATTAACTGGTGATCCTGCTATAATAGGTGTAGCGTGTTCAATTGTCGCAGATATAACTGGAGGAAAATATAATCTCTTGAAATGGGACAGACAAGAGCATACATATTATCCAGTTGAAATAAATTTATATGAAAAAGGAGAAATAGAAGATGGTTAATGAAAAATGGAAAGTACAGAATAAATTGTATACAATGAAAGAAAGAATGAATTATTTAGAAAGATTTATAAAGATAACAAAGAAACAGTACAGATTTTTAAATAAGTATAAATTACTTAAAAAAAGAAAATATGAAACTTATTCTGAATATTTTTATAGTTTGTTAATTATTTTTTTATTTGATCTTGACAAAGTTCTGGGATTTTATTATAAGAAGTACCAAGCATTTAGACTTTTAAAAAATGTTAAGAAAGAAATAATAACACTAACAAAGGAGATAAAATATTATGAGTATAAACTTTGAAGCAGATCAAACTGAATCAATAACTCAAACTAACGACGCTAAAGCTTTATCTGATCAAGTAGTTAAATTAAAAAATTTGGAAGATAAAATTAAAGCGACTGAAGATAATTTAAAACAATTAAAGAAAGAAGAGGAACTTCTTTCAGCAGAAATCATACCAACTATGATGACTGAAATGAATATAAGTACAATGAAATTAGCAGACGGATCAGCAATAGAAGTAAAACCCGTCTACGGTGCTTCCATTCCTATAGATAAAAAGGAAGAAGCATTTAACTGGCTTCGTAAAGAAGGCCTAGGTGATCTTATTAAAAATGAGATTACTGTTTCCTTTGGTCGTAACGAAGATAACAAGGCGGCAGAATATGCTGTCCTTGCGCAAGGTCAAGGATATCAACCTACCCAGAAGTTAAAGGTTGAACCTATGACACTTAAGGCTCTGGTCAGAGAGCGTATTGAATCTGGGAAAGATATGCCCTCTGACTTATTTAATGTGTTCGCAGGAAACAGAACCAAAATAACTCGTGCATAAAGGAGGAAAAAATATGCAAGAACAAAGTATAAAGAACCAAGGACCAAAAAATGCCGTAACAGAAAAAGTTAAGGCAGGTGCGTTATCTGTAAATCTATTTGAAGCAGATGCGAACCAAGGAGTAGGTAATCTAACTCATGAAGATTTAGCTTTACCATTCCTAAAAATACTAGGACAATTATCTCCTGAGACAAATAAAAGAGATGGTAAATATGTTCAAGGTGCAGAACCTGGAATGATTTATAACTCTGTTACAGGAGAATTGTATGATGGAGAAAAAGGAATTGACGTCATTCCTTGTCATTACAAATTGGAATATATTGAATGGCAAGACAGAGGCGAAGGTTCTGGTGCTCCAGTAGCAATTCACCCATCATCTAGTGATATACTTACTAAAACAAAAAGAGACGCATCTTATAAAGATAGATTACCGAATGGTAATTATATTGAAAAGACTGCTAGTCATTTTGTAGTTGTTTTAGGTAACACATCATCCACAGCTTTAATTGCCATGAAATCAACGCAATTAAAGATTAGTAGAAAGTGGAATAGTATGATGGCAAGTATCAAGATGAAAGGCAAAAACGGAATGTTCACTCCAGCGTCTTTTAGTCATGTGTACAAATTGAGAACTACTCAAATGTCTAATGACAAAGGAACATGGTTTGGATGGGAAGTTAGCAAAGTTGGTGCAGTAGAAGATGCTGATCTATATCAACAAGCTAAGTCTTTTTCTGAAAGTGTATCTAAAGGTGATGTTAAAGTTAAGCATGGTGAAAGTACCGAAGGTACTAAATCAGAAGCTTCTCACTTTTAATTTCATTAATCATATGTGGGCGAGTAATCGCCCACATTTATTGAATGTGTTATGAATAAAGAGAAGATATTTATAAAAGCTTTTACAGGTTTACAAAGAAATTTTGGTTCAGCAGATTTAACTAAAATTGTAATAGATCCAACTACAGGTAAAGCTAAACCTATTTATACCTGGGCTCATAGAGAGATTACAGAAAAAGATTATCTAGATCATCTTACAGGTAAACAATCAATTGGTATTCAACCTTGTGATGATAAGGGTATGGCATCATTTGGTGCTATTGACATAGATGATAAACAACATAGTTATGTTAACTTTCCATATAAAAAATATTTAGAAATTATCGCAGAGCATAAATTACCTTTAGTACCAGTTAAATCTAAAAGTGGTGGTATGCATTTATATTTATTTGTTAAAGAACCAATAAGAGCTGTTACCATAAGAAATTTTTTAGAGAGTCTATTGTTTACATTAAAACTTCCAACAAACATTGAAATATATCCAAAACAAACAGAATTAGGAAAAGATTCAGAGGGTAAATTTGTTCATGGCCAATTTATAAATCTACCTTATTATAATAAAACAGAAAGAATTGGTTTTAATTTAGATGGAACTACTTTTACATTTGATCAATTTATAGAAGTTATCGAAGCAAATACATACAGTGCTGATGATCTAGAAGAGTTTTCAATAGAGCATACTAAAAAAATATTAAATGGTGGTGGAGAAGAATTTAATGATGGACCACCTTGTTTAGCTATTTTAACAAAAGATAAACTAACTGATGGCAGAGATAGGTTTTTATATAATTATATGATCTTTGCTAAAAAGAAATATCCAGATAATTGGGAGGAAATGGTTAAAGGAGCTCCTAATAAATATTTTGCTGCTGATTCAAATGGTAATATTGATTGGTCAGAAGATAAAACTAAAAAGAAATTAAACTCTTGGAAGAGAGAAACAAAAGGACATACTTGTAATGAAGACCCAATTCAACCTGTATGTATGAAAGCAGAATGTAGAAAAAGAAAGTTTGGTTATTTATCAGATAAGAAAAGAGTTTTTCCAGCGTTGAGTGGTTTACAAAAAATAACTTATCCTGAACCACAATATACATTTAATGTAACATTAGCTGATGGACAAACTACAAAAGAAGTTAGAGCAAAAAACATTAAACAAATTATTGAACAAGATAATATCAGAGCAATCATAGGTGCAGCGGCTGATCTAGTTCCACCTAAATTAAAAATGAATGAGTTTCAAGATATATTAGATAATCTATTTCCACCTAAACTAACCACTTCTCCACCTAAAGGTACTACACCGGATGAATTATTACAGGAGTATTTATCAAAATATTTACATGGACCAAAAGCAACTACGTATGCTGCATTTAAAACAGGTGCTGTTTTGATTCAAGATAGTAGAGCTTATTTTCTTTTCTCAAGTTTTTTTGACAGTTTAAAAAATAAAGAATGGAAAGAAGATAGGGGTAAGACTGCAGAACATATGGCAAGATTATTTGAAGCTAAATTCTTAGTTAGTAAAAGATTTCCAAAAAAATCTGGTGATACAACCTCACATCCTCCAGTAGATGTTACTGAAGTCTCACTAGATAAGTTTCCTGAGTTACTTTCTGATGAAGAGATCAAACCAGAAATTGTTCAAAGCAATGATAGAGAGGATATATTTTAATGATTAAAAAAATATTTGGTCCTCCAGGCACAGGTAAAACTACAACCTTATTAAATTTGGTAGATGAGTACATTAAAAAAGGTACAGATTTAAATAAGATTGGTTACTTTGCTTTTACTAAAAAAGCAGCTAATGAAGCTAAAGAAAGAATGTTAGAAAAAAATCCACATTTAACTAAAAAAGATTTAGTACATTTTCAAACTTTGCATTCTCTAGCTTTTAAAACATTAGGTATGAGTGAAGATAGAGTTATGCAACCAATTCATTATGAACAGATTGGTAAAGAATTAAATTTAAGAGTAACAGATACAGGAGATGGATCTGGTTATTTAAATTTTAATAGTGAATATTTTAAATTAATTAACAAAGCTAGAGTTAAAAACATATCTGTAGAAGAAGAATTTAATACAAACGAATGGTCCAGAGATGTAGATTATGAAACATTAGGTCACGTTTATTTAAATTATAATCATTTTAAAGGTGATACTTTATATGATTTCAATGATATGATTACAAAATTTGTAATTGAAAAAAATAAATGTAAAGAATTTGATGTAGTTTTTATAGACGAAGCTCAAGATCTATCGCCTATTCAATGGCAGATGTTTGATGTATTAAAAGAAAAATCAAAAGATGTTTATTTAGCTGGTGATGATGACCAAGCTATTTTCGCTTGGGCTGGCGCAGATGTTAAAAGATTTTTAAACGAACCAGCTGATGAAGAAGTATTACCTTATTCAAATCGTGTACCAAAAAATATACAAGATCTATCTAATGTCATTGTTGGTAGAATACAAACTAGAAAACAAAAAGAATATTTACCTAAAAAAGGATCTGCAGGTACAGTTGAGTTTATATATAATATAGATCATATTGATTTAACTAAAGGTAAATGGTTGATATTAACTAGAACAACTTATCGTTCAGATGAGATTTCAAAACAATTAAGAAAAAATAATATTTATTTTAAAAGTAGGTTTGGTAAAAGTTTTAGTTCAAGATTATACAAAGCCATATTAAACTTTGGAGAACTTTGTAAAGGATCAGCTATATCATTAGCTGATGCAAAAGAATTATCTGAATATGTTTCTAGAACTTTTAAATTAAAAGAATCTCAAGCTTTATATAGAATACAGGATCTGGGTTATCATGAGTCAGATATCTGGTACAATGTATTTACAAAAGCAGATCAAGATGAATGTTTTTATATTAGAACAATGTTATCTAATAATGAAAAATTATCTCAAGAACCAAGAATAGAAGTTTCTACCATACACGCTGCTAAAGGTGGTGAATGTGACAATGTTATTTTAGTATTAGATAATGCTAGAAAGATAAGAGAGTCTGTAGAAAACAATATAGAAAAAGCAGATGAAGAACATAGAGTGTGGTATGTGGGTGCAACAAGAGCCAAAGAAAACTTGTATTTATTAAAACCAAAAAAAGAAAGGTATGGATATCAGTTATGACAACAAAAGATATGTTTGAAAAAGCTTTTCCACAAGAAAAGCAGATAGGTGGGAGTCACTATAAATCTTTTCACATTCAACCATATGAATTTATATCTAAAAATAATCTCTCGTTCTTTCAGGGGAACGTTGTGAAGTACGTTTGTAGGTACCAGAATAAAAATGGAATAGAGGATTTAGAAAAGATAATTCACTATTGCGAACTAGAGATAAAAAAAATAAAAGATATGAAAAGGAAGAAATGAAATATAAGTGTGTTATATGTCATAAAAGAAATATGGCATACAATTATGCTTTTAAATGTAAAAAATGTTATAAAAAGGAAAAGTATGAAGGAAAAAGGAAGAAGATGGGACGGTAGGTCCAGAATAGCTACCGAACAATATAAAAATAACTATGATGCTATTTTTAAAAAGAAAAATGTAATGACGGAAAAAGAATGGGAAGAAAAATTAATAGGAACAAAAAATGACAAAAAAAGTAAGAGGTAAAAATAATGTTTAAATGCTTTCATTGTAAAAAAGAATTACTTTGGCAAAATGATTTTGATACTGAGGATACATATCCTGATTCAGAACATCAAATAGTATCTATGTATCAATGCACTAATAAAGAATGTGAAGCTTGGTATGAAGTTTACACACATAAAAAGGAGAATAAATAATGAAAGTACCACTATTCACAGCGCAGACAGAATGGATTGAACCAGAGGAATATCCAGATTTAAGACAATATGATGAAATTGCAGTAGACTTAGAAACAAGAGATCCTGATTTAAAAATAAAAGGATCGGGTTCAGTTATAGGTAATGGTGAAGTGGTTGGCATAGCTGTGGCTGTACCAGGTAGAAAATTTTATTTTCCAATTGCTCACGGATCAGGGAGCAATATGGATAAGAAAAGAACATTAGAATGGTTTAAAGATACAATGGCTTCTAATGCTATAAAAATATTTCATAATGCAATGTATGACGTATGTTGGATTAGACAAATGGGAATTAAAATTAATGGTCTTATTGTAGATACGATGATTGCAGCAAGTTTAATTGATGAAAATAGATTTGCTTACACATTAAATGCTTTATCTTGGGAATATCTAGGTCATGGTAAGAATGAAGCGGCCTTAAATGAGGAAGCAAAATCAAGGGGTTTAGACCCAAAAGCTGATATGTGGAAACTTCCACCTATGTATGTAGGAGCTTATGCAGAAAAAGATGCTGAACTTACATTAGAGCTTTGGCAAAAATTTAAATCAGAAATCATACAACAAGATATTGAATCTATTTTTAATCTTGAAACAGATTTATTTCCTTGTCTAGTTGATATGAGATTTAAAGGAGTACGAGTAGATGCAGACAGAGCTGCAGCACTGAAAGTGCAACTACAAGAACAAGAAAAAAATCTATTGCTAGAAATAAAAAAAGAAACAGGCATAGAACCACAAATTTGGGCTGCTCGTTCGATTGCCAAAGTATTTGATAAACTTTCCTTGACCTACGATAAAACCGAGAAAACAGAGTCACCTTCATTTACAAAAAATTTCCTTTCAAATCACAATAATAAATTTGTTAAAAAAATAGCAGAAGCTAGGGAAATAAACAAGGCACACACTACTTTCATTGATACTATATTAAGGTTTCAACATAAAGGTAGAATACACGCTGAAATAAATCAAATAAGATCAGATTTAGGTGGTACTGTGACAGGTCGTTTTAGTTATAACAATCCAAATCTACAACAACTTCCAGCAAGAAATAAGGATTTAGGGCCTATGATTAGATCTTTGTTTTTACCAGAAGAAGGTTGTACCTGGGGTTGTTTTGATTACTCACAACAAGAACCTAGATTAGTTGTGCATTATGCAACATTACATAAATTTCCATCTGTTTATGATGTTGTAGATGCTTATAAAGATGATGTAGATACAGACTTCCACCAAACAGTAGCTGAGATGGCCAACATACCTAGATCACAAGCTAAAACAATTAACTTAGGTTTATTTTATGGAATGGGTAAAACAAAACTACAGGCAGAATTAGGTGTAACAAAAGAAAAAGCAAAAGAACTTTTTGATCAATACCATAATCAAGTTCCGTTTGTTAAACAATTGATGAACTCAGCATCTAATAGAGCGCAGAGTCACGGTCAGATAAGAACGTTACTTGGTAGACTTTGTAGATTTCATTTATGGGAGCCAAATATGTTTGGTATGCACAAAGCAATGAGTCACGAAGATGCACTCAGGGAACACGGACCAGGGATCAAGCGAGCTTATACATACAAAGCTTTAAATAAATTAATTCAAGGTTCTGCTGCTGATATGACAAAGAAAGCTATGTTAGAATTGTACAAAGAAGGAATTGTTGCACATATTCAAATTCATGATGAATTAGATTTATCTGTAGAATCTCCAGAGCATGCTAAAAAAATAATTGAAATTATGGAAAATGCTGTTACACTAGAAGTTCCCAATAAAGTAGATTATGAATCTGGCGAAAATTGGGGTGATATTTATGGATAATGGCTTATTTAAATGCAAACACACCACCAATATATTGTAAAATTCGTAAGGAATATCTTTATGATATGGATCCCAAATATAATCAAGAGAGTGAAGAATGTGTTATCTTCGGTGTCGCTTCTATTTCAGGACGTGCCTTATTATTTCATATCATGTTACCAAATGGTGCGGTCTATTATCGTTTGCCTATCTCAGCGTTTTTCCAAAAACGTTTTTCTAGAACCGAAGTGCCGAATATGTCGGTTGACGAGTTACAGTTGTGGAACAGTTTTAGTTATTGGCCTAGTGTTCATACTTTTGATTTCCTGGCTAATTTAAACTGTAAATTTAAAGGTAAGGATAAAAAATTCTATGCTGGACAATATTTATTTACTATTGACTGGGCACATCCAGAGACTAATATACTCAATACAGAACATTCTGAAATTCCTCAAGAGCATAAGTGTGCGCATATACTCGCTCTTGCTAACGGCAATTATGCTGCTCAGCCTAACAATCGTATTTTGTGGCATGTTAATAATTATACTACTGATACAACTTGGCCAGACTATAGAGTACAAACTAACGTCTGGGAAGTAGAAGGTTCAGATTGGATAACAGAAGATTCTGATAAAATGTTTTATGAGGTAGAAAAAAATGATTAAATGGATTAAAAAACAGTGGCAAAAATTTGTTGACTGGGTTTTTGACGGTTTTTATAAATAAATTATGTCAAAGATAAACGAAGAAACTGCAGTAAAGACCGATCTTAAAACGATTGGTATGATCATTGCTGGTGCAGGTTTTGCAGTATATATGTATATTGGTATGACTAATACCATCAATACATTAGAGACAAGACTTCAGTTAATGGAGGCGGATTTATTAAAAAAAGCAGATCAAATACCTGTCGATAAGGAACAGTTTTTTCTGTTAGAGTCATTGGCTGAAGATACTGAAAAACAACAACAGTTATTAGATGAAAATTTACACGTTAAAGTTATGCTGGAAGCAGCTAGAGAAGATATTGAAAAGTTAAAAAAAGATGTTGAAAAGCTTAAAGACGCAACAAGAGATATTAAATTTAGTAATGGAAACGGAAACGGGCATTAATGCAGGTACCTTTCAAGAATATGATTACACTTGCGAAGATGCAGAATGCGAGTGGAAACAAATAACTGAATATTGGAGGATGTAATGGCTGATAGAGATAAAATAAATAAATTTAAAATGACTCAATATGCACAAGAAAAAATAGAGTCTGATAAACAAAAAGAATTTTTTCAAATACTTAGAAAAGAAGTTCAAATTGGGGCAAATGGAACTAGTAGGTATATGATTAAAAAAGGACCAAACAAAGGGAGATTTGTATAATGATTGAAACAGCAATAGTATTATTATTTTTTATGAATGACAAATTAGTAGAACATAGAATTCAAGACTCCATATCTGAATGTTTAAAACATAAAAGATTAATTACTCGTAATATGAGTATGACTAATAAAGACATACAATGCATAGAAACAGATGTTGAAATTGATATTAATGTAGATGGTAGTAAAACTATCAAAAAATTAATAATGAAATAATGGAAACATTAGGTGTAGCTATTGTAATAATTGGAGTATTAGTATATTTTGCTTTCAAATGAAATTAATTAAAAAAATTATAGCTAAAATCTTTGGCATTAAACAGTGTAAATGCAAATAA